TCCAAAAGACTGCACCTTGTGCATAGACCATTGCGTGTTGACCTAGACATCCACAGTTAGAACCTACTTGTCTAATACTAAATGTAAAAGGTGGACCAACAAATTGAATAGCATAAGCTGCTTGATCGGTAAGTACTAAGATATAATCTTTACCTTGTACGGCTCCAATTATTTCATTTCCTTGGTCAAGTAAAAATGTACCAGCGGTATTAGTTGCAGTTGGATTCCATGTGTTAATATCTTCTTGATTTGAAAATCTAATAAACATTTTATTTTGAGTTGAAGGTGAACCTATAGTTTCTTCAGTTCCCATTAAAAATAGATGTCTATCTCTATCAGACACTAGACTCATTAAAGATGATGTAGGAGCTCCCGATACAATAGCAGCTCTAGTTTCAAGAGCAGATGCCCCGGAAGGATTCCAAGTATAAGTTCCACCATTCTTAATTGTTGCAACTAGCAGCTGGCCGTAATTATCGAGCGACCAGGAGCCAGGATCTAGTACAACAGTTGTTGTTGATGACTCTTCTCCCCATTCACCTGAAGACCAACTATCTGTACCCCAACCATAAGCAGGAGTTTGAAATACTGGACCAACTGTAATGTATGAATTTAATGTTGCAGAACCTTGCGTTGACATCCCTGTGCCAGTTTCATTTGAAGGCATAGTAATTGTGAAAGTATTTGCTGTTGATGTAGATATAACTTCAAATACATTTGTTTCAAAATCAGATGCAGTATATCCTGTTTCACCACCACCAGGTAATGACACAGATTTAAATTTAAAATAGTCTCCAACTAATAAACCGTGAGAAGTTAAATTAACTGTGACTGTTGCTGAACCTGTTGTTGAATCAAATGTAATACCTGTTTGATCTGCATTGATAGGTGTAATATCATAAAACCCACCTTCATAATAAATAACTAATACTTTAGATGTTCCAAGTGCCGCGTATTTTTTACCATCTAAATCTGTCCAGGTGTGTTGATCTCTAACAGGACCAGCTAAAGTATTACCTACTAACTGCTGCCAACCCCCTATTTTCTCGGGTTGACCATATCTAAAACGTACATTATCCCCATCTACCCATTGACCTTCTGCTCCGGTCTCTGTAGCTTGTTTGTTAAATCCTGGCTTAAATTGTATTTTCTGAAGCATAGAACCTCATTATATATGCTTTTTGTTATTTTGATAGTATTATATTTTAAGGTATTGAGACATGTTTTTCAATAAAATTAATGTTTAAAATAATTCTATTTTGGTAATTAATTGGTTTACTACTTGAGTGATAAATATCACCATTAAACAAAACCGCACGATTTTTTACAGGAGAAACTCGTTTAAAAATTTTACCTTCTTTATAAAAACAAGTGTCTCCATCACTTTCATTTAAATATAGAATACATGACTTATGTGGTATAACAGGGTCATCTATATGAGGGGGATTAATTACTTCTCTACCCATTGAAACCTGTAAACCTAAACGAAGCCTAAATATTTTATAATTATCTAAATTAAATTTATGTTGAAGATCCATTGTAGCAACGTTAAATATGTTTGTATAATTAGAGTAGTTCTCTTTACCTCTAGCTAATAAATGTGAAAATGAATGGTAACCGCCTTTATTAATCTTTCTGTTTTCATCAAATGCTGAGTTAGGTGTAAAGTACCATGGAAAATTAGAACCAAGCACTACATTTTCTAAATGATCTATTACATTAGGTGATAAAATATTATCTTTAATTATCATTCTTGTCTGTTATATTTTTTATAATCACGTTTCTCATTTTTATTTTTTTTCTTATGTTATTTTAACTAAAGCTTGTCTTTCACCAAACATTTCATATTTATATTTTATTTTGTTTTCTTTTGTAAATTCTTGCCATGCTTTGAATTCACCTTGTCTCCAACCTATATAACTTAAATATTCATCAAAAAGTATTAATGTTCCTGAAGTTAATTTTTTTGAACTTATTATATTTAAAACTTCTTTAGTCGATTCATAAGTATCACAATCTATATGTATAAAACATATTTTATTTTTATTTGATTTTAAAAAAATAGGTAAAGTATCTTTAAACCAACCTTTAATTAACTTTACGTTTTCATTAACTATTGGAATTTTTCCATTTAAAGAATAATTTCCTTTAGCAAAAAAACCACCTTTCCAATCTTCTTGAAAACCTTTAAAAGAATCAAAACCATACCAAATTTTGTTTATAGTTTTGTTAGAAAAATAATTTATACTTCTTCCCTCATGAACTCCAAATTCCATACATAAACCATCTATTTTTGAATTTTTTATTTTTTCAATAGCTATATCCCACCAACCAAAATCGGTTATAATAGTTTTATTTAAATATTTTTTTATGTAATTTGCAGAATCTTTTGCAGCTTCTTCATATAAAAAATCATAAGCGTCCCTGTAAAAAAATGATTTCTTTCTCATAGAGATATGTTTATCTGCTCCCAAAAGCTTCTTTTGGAAATGCTTGAAGATTAAAATGTATAAAACGAAATTTTTCTTCTCCTGTGTCTACTCTAAAACCATGGGGTAAATAACTATTAAACAAAACTAAATCACCAGATTGAGGTTTGTAATCAATAGAAGATACTCCTAAAGTTAATTTACTTTTATCTTTTTCTTCTAATTTTGACATTAGCGCTCCCGGTCTAGGATCATAAAATACTGGGTTAGATGTATTATTAGAACATTTTAAAAAATAAAATCCAGATACATGTTGGTTATAATGACAATGAGCTTCATGATAACCTGCACCTTCTTTAGGAAATTCTTGTACCCAAAGTTCTGTAAACATACAAATATATTTTTCCATGTTAAAACCTTGACTATCTAAAAAATCATAAGACATTTTTCCAACTAGATCTGTCAAAGGTTTAAAATTAACATCACTTGTTAATGATGTAGAATGATTTGAAATACCAAATTTACTTCCATGTTTTTCTATAGAGTTTTCAATATATTTATCGCAATAAGAATCTAAAAATAAAAACTCTGATTGGTTACTATACCAAATAGGTGTCACAAATTGTTTTAATTCTTTTACTTGTTTATTATTATATTCCATTCTAGTTTCTCCAATAATTCTTTCACATAAACTATTTTTAGTTTATGTGTTTTAACATAACTAATTAATTCTTCAACATCTAATACTATGTATTTATCAGAGTATTCAAAAACCATTTTATCTGCCTTTTTATTAAAATATCCCTCTTTACCTAATATTCCTTTTATTTTTTTTATAGGTTTTAAATCAAATTTAAAAGGTTGGTTAGTTCTATCTTTTATAATACCCTCTATGTCCCAACCTAAATTTGGTTTGTCAGGTTTTTTAATATCTATTAAATAATCTTCAAATTTCATAATTTATATTTAAAACTAGTCTATATGGTGTGTCACAACTATTTGTTGATCCTCCATGTTTTTTACTCGCATGAAAAGTTACAAGTCTATTTGCTACACTTTCTACTTTTTCACCACTTTTAAATCTAGTGTAACCATTATTTGTATTTAAATAAAATATTGAAGTATGGCTTTTTTTGTTCCAATTTAAATCATCAACATGTAGACCATGTTCTCTGATAGTTTCACTTTTAAGTAATAAATTAACTTTTATTCTATTTAATTTTGATGGTTTTAATTTATCAATAATAGGTTTAACTGTCTCATAAAGTTGACTGTTTACTTTATTATAAAATATAACATGCTCAAGTTGAGCTATACTATCATTATCAACAATATTATGTCTTATATAATAAGGGCAATCTCCAGAAATAAAAATATTTAATATCTTATTAAAAGTATTAATTTCTAAAAAATTATCTATAATTTTAAAATCCGAATCCATAAGAAAGAGTTATCCTTGGAGTAATCCCTATTGATTGATGAGGCTCTCCAGCAAAAATTCTTAAAAGATCTCCATTTTCTAAATGAATAATTTCATCATTAACAGTGTATATAATTTTACCATGAACATTTAATAAACAAACATCATAAGTATCCCTATGAACATTACCACCCACACCTGGAGAAAAACTACAAAATATATCTAAATCTGATTTTAAATTGTTTTTATTAAAATCTTTATTAAGTTTATTAAAGAGATCAAAAAACATAGGATGCTGATGGATTTGATGTATTTGATAAATACCTTTCATTACCATTTTATTTAAACATGTTCCAACTTGTTTTGAATCTAAATTAAAATTAACAGTCATTTCAGGTATGATATTAAAATCAATTTTTTTATCAAACGTATAGTAAGATTTTATAATTCTATTTTTGTTCATTCTTTGAATACCAAGAAGGAAGACCTAAAGTAGGTCTTTTGTCATATAAATTTTCTTGTGATTTTGCTTTATTGTAATGTAAAAAAACTTGAACACATTTCTCTCCTTTAAATTCTTCTCTCCAATGTTCTAAATCACAACCTTTATAAATTAAAATATCACCTGGAGATAAATCAACTTTAACACCTTTAGTAAAATCAGAAACATAACCATTGTCTGTCATACGACCTTTATTTTTATTTGGTTCTATAAATATAGGCCATTTATCTCCACCAAGATTCATAGTACAAGATATTTCACAGCTAGGTCTATCTTTATGTCTTTTTAGTTCACTACCATTTAAATAATTTCGTGCATAAGTATAAGTTGGAATTAAAGGAATACCTGTTTCTTTTTCCATAACAGTTTGACATTTTAACATCAAAGTATCCATAGCTGGATCACCATATATATTAAATACATCATTACCTATTTGTGGATCTCCAAATAAACCGTGTATATCTTCTTCAGGAGATATGTATTGGTCTCTTAATAAAAAGTGTAAAGCATTCTCTTTCATTAACAAATAATTATAGCAAAAAGTAGCTAAGTCCTTACTAACTGCTTTTTTAATTACAGAAAATCCATGTCTATTAAATTTATAATTTTTCATTAATGAAATCTTTATGACTTTTTGTTTCAACTACTTTATAGTAATTATTTATTTTATCAAGAGATTGCTTAATATGTATTTTTAATAAATCAGGAACTAAATTATATTGTTTTTTAAGATTGTTTTTATTAAAAAAATTAATGCCATTTAATACTTGAATAAAATTTCTTGCCCAAAATAATTTATAATTACTTCCTTGTAAATCTTCGTCAATTGGAAACCTATGTTTCCATAAATTTAATTTATCTTTTAATGTTTCTGGTATATCTATTTTAGATATATCTTTCCAAAATTTTGTATCTTTTCTATTACATAGATAATGTAAAAAAATAAAATCTCTTATATTTTCCATTATATTTTCAACAGATTTATTATAGTATTTTATTACTTCATCATTATAATTTAAATTATGCATTAATAAATAAGCTTGCTGTATTGAAGTGCCAATAGAAGTAGCTTCTAAAGGTTCTACAAAATTTGCCGATAAACCTATTGCAACACAATTTTTTATCCAAACTTTTTCTAATCTACCTGGATCAAATTTAATATTTTTAGCTATTTTTATTTTATAACCTAATTCTTTTTCTATTTCTTTTTGTGCTTCTTTTTCTGTAGTATGTTTATCACTATATATGTAACCATTACCATGTCTTCCTTGAACAGGTATTTTAAAACGCCAACCATTTTTCATAGCTTTAGCTAAAGTCCAAAGATTATAATTATCTTCATCTTTTGTTTGAAATGTTATTGCGCTATTTAATTTAAGATGTTTATTGTAAGATATCCATTTAGCACCTAATTCATTTATTAAAACTCTTTTAAATCCGGTGCAATCTACATATAAATCTGCTTTATATTTATTTTTTTTACTTTCAATTTTTTGAATACCTTTTTTGTCAATGCTTATTTTTTCTATAATATCGTCTATAATAGATATCCTTCTTTCTAAACATTTTTTTTCTAAAAATTTATTTAATTTAAAAGTGTCAAAATGATATTGATTAGGAAATAAACCTGAAGATAAAACATTTTTATTAATTAAGTTAGATGCAAAGTTTTCATTTTCTAAAGCTATTTTAATATATGAACAATTTTCTTGACCTCTTTTTATTTCGTAATCAGTGTCGATGCTGTGTAAATAATTTTTATTACCCCAGTCTTCAAACATAATACCAAATTTAAAAGTTGCACCACATTCTTTAATCATTTCGTCTGGATGAATATTTACAAAATTTATAAACTCATTCCAATGTTCTGTAGAACCTTCTCCTACTCCTATAATACCGATGTCTTTAGATTTAATTACTTTTATATTAATATACTCTCTATATTTTTCTTTTAAAATCAATGCAGTAACAAATCCTGCAGTACCTCCACCAACTATAATTATTTCCATGGATCCCCTATGTGCCAAGAAACTAAACTATATCTCGTTCCCTTAGTTACTTTTGTAACTCTATGATATATATGTGATGGAAATACAATTAAACTTCCTTTATTTCTTAACAAATCACTTTTTTCTAAAAAAGGTTTATCTACATTACTAATCGAAAATTCTAAATCTCCGCCTTCATATTCACTTCCATCATTTAATGAACAAGTACAAGAAAGTTTTCTAATTTTACCATGTTTAAAATTATTTGGTTGATTATATGGTTTATTCCAACTATCAGCGTGCCATCTATAATATTGACCTTCACTATACCTTGTAAATTGTAAATCTTCTGAACAGTTAAATTGAAAATTCCAACCTGCGTTTCTGTTAGCTGTTTTTATATAAGGAGTAATCCATTTAAATAACCAGTTTGCGTCAAGCCAAGATATATTGGAGTCTCTATCTTTTTGTTTTAAATCAGCTATTTCTTCTTCGGTAAGTGGTTTCTGATTAAGGTCTCTGTTTTTTCCATACCTTCCTACTATACCTGGTTGTTGTTTAGCTTTATTACCAAATCTTATAATTTGATCACAAATTCTTGAAGGAATAGCGTTTGGAAAAATCCAAAAATTATTCTCTAGTATCATTTAGATAAGTTCGTAATTATTAATCAATAATTGTGTGTATTTATTTTTATCTGTGTTTTTACTTGTAAAATAATTTAAATCACTATTAAATATAAAATAGTCACCTTGTTCAAAACTAAACTGACTAAATGCGTCTTCTTGTTTATAATCTGGATGTTCTATTATTAATTCTCCTTGACCTTTAACAACAACTATACATGTTAAGTTAGGTGATTTTTTATAGTCATATGGATTAATATGATTTCTTTTATAAGAACCTTCTAAAAAAACATGAACATTTGCTATTGAATCAATAGGAACGAGTGAAGGCCATTGATGTTTTCTAAATTCACTGTCTAAAAATTTATGTATTCTATCTATATCGGGTAAAAAACCCATTTCAATATCTCTATGATAGTTTCTATCTTCAAACTCATAACCTATATATTTATTAATTATATATTGAGATATATTTTCAAAATCAACATTTATATCTTTACATGGAATTTTATCCATTAAGATTTCTTTTAACACTACTGTTTTTCTAATCATAATTATTTCTTTTTTTTATTTATTTAAAATATCAAAAAAATAATTTAAGTCAATTATTCTGTAGCATTTGGATCTGGACCTAATTCAGCTGGTCCTGGATTCCATATTCCTTCTGCTTCATTCCAAAAATTCTGGTGAAGATTATTTGGATTACCAATAGGTGATTCCCATTCATTTGTTTCAGTATTTAGTACCCAACTTGGAAAAGGTTTTGGTGGATTAAATATTGAACCTGTCCATTTACTTCCAGTTCCAACATGGTACATACCAGTACAATCAATCCATCTATCAGCTGCAATACCTGTTACTCTTTCCATGTGAGCTTTGCATTCTTCCGCTGTAGGTAAATCAGGGCAAGTAAGCACTTCCTCTACACTTGTTTTTTCTGAATTTAATTTTGCGTATCTTTTTACAGTCATATCTATGCTATTTTATACCTTATTACTACTGTCCCTGTACCTCCTACAGCAGGTAAACCTGGTGGGTTTGATGTAGCGCTAGGAAATCCACCTCCGCCACCTCTTCCATCTTGTCCAGATTTTCCATCCCAACTGCTTGCTCCTCCAGCTCCTGAAGTCGTAGGACTAGGTCCTCCTGCAGTTCCTCCAGGTCCCGATGGGTTACTATAAACTCCGCCGCCACCGCCAGCTCCGTAAATTGTACTTGTTCCTAAAATATCTGATGTTCCACCATCGCCTCCTGGGCCTCCGTTAGATCCATTTCCGTTAGATCCTTGGCTACCCATTCCGCCTCCACCTTTTCCATCGTAAGGCGTTCCTGTTGTATCCGATAAAGGAGGTGCTCCTGGATTTCCTTGAGGTGGTGATACAGGTGGTTGGTTTCCTGTTCCGCCTCCCATTCTGTGACCTCCGCCACCTCCAGATCCTCCTGGATTTGAAACGTGTGCTCCTGGTGGTACTCTTCCACCATTTCCTCCTCCAGCAGAAGTAATTGGACCAAAACTTGAAGATCCTCCTCTTGAACATGGATTAGGTGACCCAACTACAATTGGGTAAGTAGTAGATTCTGTTACTTGAATTCCTGATGTTGGTGTTGAACCTGCAGAGCCTGTTGACGTTGGATATGTTCTATTTGTAGAACGCATTCCGCCTCCTGCTCCTCCTCCTTCTGAGCCATTTCCGCCCGCACCGACAACTAAATAATCGACATAAGATCCATCACCACCACAACATGTAGGTGTACCTGCAGAAGTAACTACAAAGCATCCTGATGCTGTAAATGTATGAATTTTATAATCTCCGTCAGTAGTTTCAGTTCCGCCAGAGGCAACTATAAATGGACTTGATACTGCACCTCTTTGACCAAAACCTCTTCCTGAGCCTGCTCCAAATGATCCTAATAAAGGCATCTTTCTATATTCCTCCTATTATGCAAACTGTGTTTGCGCTGCTAATACTGTAAAAGTAGAAGAAGCTGTTTTGATAGCTGTAAAGGTATAAACATCGTTAGATGTTGTGTTACCACCAGTTGGCGCAGATCCACCTTGCCATACTGGAGTTACAAGTGAGCCATCTACTTGTACTGTAGTATTATAATATGCTGTTGCACCTTGTTTTGAAATATATGCAATTGTGATTGATTCACCTGTATCCATAGACGCATCTAAAGAATTTGAACCATCACCTCTTAAATTAACTGTAAAGTTTGCAGAAGCATTTGCAGTGTCTAATTGAACTGCTTGAGTATTTGTATCAATATTAATGTTTGATGTGAATGTACCATTAACATTTATTTTTTCTGCAAGACCTTGAATTTTACCATTACCATTTAATGTAACTCTTCCAATTCCTTTTGGAGTTAAATTAAAATCAATATTTGTGTCAGTTCCAACTGCCGCTACTTCAGGAGCTGAACCAGTTGCTTGGTTAGTTACATCCAAGAAGTTTACAGCTGAAGCTGTTTTTTGAAATCTAATGTATGGATTATTTGAATCATCTTCAATTGCACCAGCATCATCAACAACAATATCATTTCCATTTGTATCTAGTATTCCAGATAGTGACGGAGAAATATCATTTGAAACTTTTCCAATGTTTGAATCTGCAACATCAGTTCCATTTACATATAAAAGTTTTGAACCTTTATCAGTAGCTGAGAAAGTTACACCTGTTTGACC